CATGGAAACACAAAAAAACTTGTCAAGATAATCGAAGTTGATATTACTGATTCGGCTGAACTTTTATTCGGATCAGTAACACGTAACCAGATTGCAGAGTTAGACCGACTTATAAAGACAATACCACAAAAAAGAAAGCCAACTGCAGATGAACACAAAAAGATGTATTCCGTAAAGAAATCACTGGTAACTGGTAGCATTCAGTTGAATATTAAATGTAATAGCCAGCAAAGCAGACTTCAGTGTTCATTTAATAAATTTCAAGCATTCATGGAGAATAACCCTACTCGGATTGTTGAAAAAAGTGAGACAAACCAATTTCGTGGTAACACAATTATTGCAGAGATAGAATCTCCACCGAGAACTTTCAAGAAGAAAGTATCTGATTCATAACTTTGTTGGCTTCTGTTTTGGATAGGCTACGAGGACCAACTGTATTGCTTGGGAAAACATGTTCGTTCATTTTTTTAATGATCTCTGGAATCAACGGAATAAACTCCTGATCTAATTTCCAAAAGTAATGGCATTGTGGGTTCAGTTGTCCTGGTAAATAGCACCTGCCTGCTAGTCCTCCAACTCTTCTAAATGCAATATCATAGTTCTCTTTGACATATTTGAAACCAATAGGCTCTACTTTTGATTCAAGAATCCTGGGAATATCTTGCTTTACCCAAATCTGGAAAACACATGGAACATCATATGCAACACCATTTAATTCAAAGGAATCCTTATCAAGTTCAATGGTTGTTTTACAGTGAAATAGCATGTTGAAAGCATTTGTCATGCTTGCTTTTAGAAATGAACGTGGCAATATGAATGCTATAACATCTGCAAATTCACATCCACGTTTAATAAACTTCTTCGCCAGTGAAGACTGACGACCAAATGGAGGATTACCAAATAGTATGCATGGCTTATCTGAATTATATTCCCATTTCATGAAATCAGCTTGTGTAATATTATTTGATTTGGGGTCTATATCAATCCCTTGCTTATCAAATCCAGATGGAATGTTATCAAGAAATGATCCATTGCCTGCCGAAGGCTCAATCCACTTAAACTTATAGGCATCTGGTATATTTGAAATAATAGTATCAACACATAACTTTGATACTGAAGACTTGGTATAGAATTGGTCTTTAGTGTTTCTGTTCTTTCCAGTATCTTGCATTTACCTTGTGTTTTAACTGAAATAAAGTATTTCCGTTTTAAAGTAATGGATCCAGAAATAAGACGATCCCTAAATTATAGTTCGAGAGGATATCTTGTAGACCCCCCAGCTCTGTTTCACCCACACATCTTGGTTGGAGCTGGTGAGATGTTAACCCCTGCTTTTGTTAAAAAGTATGAGATTACTCATGTAATCAATTGTGCCAGAGAATCCGATTCTCCTTCCTGGTTCAAAGAAAAATACCCTAACAATTATTATTGCGTAAATGCCCAAGATTCTCTACACGTCGATATTACGAAATGGTATCCTGAATTTAAGGAGAAGCTGAAGAGTTTCCAGCAAGATGTATCATCAAAACAGGTTTTTATTCACTGTCAATGTGGAATTAATCGAAGTGCATTTTTATCTCTGATGTATGTTTGTGATGTTTTTAAGTTTCCATTCGCAAAGACTGAGATATCAGTTCTTAAACAGAGGCCATGCATGATGACAAACACTTCTTTTCGGCAACAGGTTTTCAATGCTTTAATTAAAGATGGCCAGCACTGATCAAAATCCTATATGGGACCAAGTTGCCGCGGGGCCCTCAAGTGTGGGTGATTCTATCATGGGGCCGAGCTATAGTTATGCCGAAAATATCAAGGGGCCAGCAGCATTGGGTGTTGGCTCAAGGGGAACAATTAGTCAGCTTGGCACAAATACTGGAGCGATCTTTCAGTATGTGAAATACATGATTTCAGGTCCACCATTAGGTAATCAATATTTCGTAAATACTGGCGGGTCTTGTATTGCATCTGATAAGTCTACGCAAGCAAGATACAGTTACATTAATAATGTCTCAAGCGGTGCTGGAGTTCTTCCAGAAGCAATGAAAAATGACTTGGGTAGTGTCGCATCAAATTTTGATGGGTTATTACCAGGTATGCTTGAAGATGTTGAAGGCTTAAATCCTGTTCATCTATTCAGTTCTTTGGCTGCTGATTCGACCCCATCATGTGAATGTTACACCTGTCCCACAAGTGGTGGAGAGGAATCCAGATTTATGAACAAGGATTTAAGCCCCGATTTTGTAACTTCTGCCTGCAAGGTAGATGACATCTCTAAGTGTATTAAAACTAAGGAAGGCTTCCAAGACATGTCAGGATCAGCTTATCCTATATTGATCGGTATAGGACTTTTAGCTATTTTAATAGCATACAAGTAGAATATCAAATGTCGGACAGTATGTTTCGTATAAAAAAGGGTAGGGAAGCAAAGCAAGAAACTTTGGGTGGAACTCTGGATTCTGTTCATCAAACAGTTATCAATTCTTTGCGTGAATCCCAGGCTAATCAGACATCTTTAGTTGACCAAATTAAAGACTTAGAAACTGAGATAAATGAATTAGAAACAGCGGATGTTTTTAAGTTAGCTACAAAGCATGATAAGTTGCGCACACTTCAGTCTGAACTAAAAGAAAAAAACCAGCTAGATTCATATTTCTTGAAGAATGCTGACTTGATGTTGCAATATTATGGTCAATCTGAATCATCATCTATAATTACTGCTAAGCACGTTGATAACAATACTTTTATGAAATATTTGGCTCCTACAGCTCCTATTGAGACAGGGCCATCTCGTAAGCAGATGTTTGATGAGTATATTTCCAGGATGAAGTTGGGAACTGGAACTGAATCTAATGATGTTAATACTGATACCGAACATTGTAATAGGTGTAATGTTGCTCGTGAAGAAGTTGCTGCTGAAGGAATTCTTGCATGTCCAATGTGTGGATCGGAAGAGTATATGATGGTTGTTTCTGATTTTCCATCTTTTAGAGATCCTCCTAAAGAAAGAAATAATTATGCGTATAAAAAGATTAATCATCTGAATGAGATCCTGAATCAATTCCAAGCAAAGGAAAGCACGATTATACCAGATGAAGTTATGAATGAAGTTGTATGCGAAATCAAGAAACGACGCATACAAAATGTTGCTGAACTATGTGAAAAAGATATACGAGAGATTTTAAAGAAGCTAAACAGATCAAAGTATTATGAACATGCAGCTCATATCGTATCAAGACTCAACGGAAATCCCCCACCCACTATTACACCGGAGATCGAAGAAAAAATTAGAGCGATGTTCCAGGATATTCAGGCCCCTTTTCTCTTGTATTGCCCGAATGACCGAACTAATTTCCTATCCTATTCGTATATCCTATACAAGTTTTTCGAGTTGCTTGAATTGGATGAGTACAAAGTGTATTTTCCTTTATTGAAATCCAGAGACAGACTAATTAGTCACGATCAAATCTGGAAACAAATTTGTGAATATCTGCGTTGGGAGTATATTGTTAGTGTTTAAAAATTCTCCGTTAGGAGTATTGCGTTAGTGTTTAGTAGACTTTCCAAAAGGCGTCGTCTGTGATAAAGTCCTTGAAGTCTGCTGGCCAGCCGTACTTTTTCAAGTTCTGGTCTGCTTCTGCAATTGCCATTTTCTTTATGGCCTCTGCTTTTTCAAGCGCCTCCCGCTTTTCAACAATTTTCCGAGGGTCAAAGCTGTCAATGTAGTCCGCAGACCTCCTCAACAAAGAAGAGTCGTCATAAAACTTACCAAGACCAGTGTTACAACCAATGCATAGGTACTTGCGAGTCCTGCCAGTATAATGGCAATGGTCTAGCTGTGGTGTATGCTTGAAGACCTCACGACAGATAGGACACTTGTCCTTACCAATAACGGGTCTTGGCCCCGCCTCATTGCGGTTTTTTGCCCTCAAACTGCGAAATAACTTTATCCGCGATTTGTTTGAAACTGTAGTATGCACCATTTTACTCCTGATTACAAAAGTATGTAATGTTTCCGTTTTCAGAAAAAAAGGTTGGACAGAAGTCCGTATTTAGTTTGGAAGCAAAGACAGCTCGTTCCCTTCGTATGGGCACGAGATGTGCATGTTCATTTGGTCTGGTAACCCAGTCAATATGAAGTAGATGTACCTTGGCTCGGACTTCTCGTCGGCGAGCTGGCCACGTATGGCGCTATGCTTGCTTAGGACCTTAATCTTTTGCTTCCTGAGGAAGTAAGTCTCTCCGACCTCTATTTGGGTGTAGGGCAAAGACATTTCCGCAGTAATCAAAGGCTAGTCGTTTGCGCTTTTAGATTACGTTTTTAGAAAAAAGTTGCCTTTCGGCGTATTTACCAGCGACGCTTGTACTTTGGGTCTGGCCCGTATAGCGGATCGTAGACAATCTGTCCTTGATACCAAGAGCTGGATGTGTAGCATCCAAGAGCAGCCCATGCCTGTTCTCTAGACATAGCTAGAAACTCTTCGACAGTTGCTTTTCCTGCACTCCGACTAAGTAGTTCAAGAGCATGAGCGTGTGTGAGACGCTTGATCTTGGTGAGTTCGTATGACCCGTGCGGGGTCTCTTTGTACTCGACATCAAGCCTCAGGTTTTTTGCTACAACCCTTGCGCGAGGCGAAGGCCATACTGGGTGATTGTAGCTCATTTTTTAAGTTCTAGTCTATCACAAAGTAAAAATTCGTTTTGACAGTTGTCAATATTCCTTGAAACGGCGATTGGTGTAAACCTTCGCATAACTGACAGGCTCGGGTTTCGGAGTTATCTTCTTCCTGCGCTTCTTTGCGTCTGAGCGAGTACAGTTTTTGTGACAGGTGATGCACAAGACCTCCAAGTTGAAGCGAATTGTGCGGCCACCCTTGTGCCAAGGGACAATGTGATTTGTCTCACACTCGTTCCAGTCTAAGTCATGCTTTTTCAAGCACGTTGGATTTGCGCATCGACCATTCTGCTCTCGCAGGATCTGACGACGAAACCACGGTGGGATACTGCGAGTGTTTAAGTTAACCATACAGGGAGCGTAGATACGACCTCTGTGTGATTGGTATTGATTTCTGTTGTAACTGTGTAAAAATCCATTTTTAGAGCCCGTAAATATCTGTAGGAAGTTTGCAGTCCAGGCCATTTCCTGCAGGGACTGATCCTTTAGCGCAAGTTGTCTTGCGGCTGTCTGGCATATAATCAAACCCTTCTATTAGTCGTCTTCCAAACAGATGATGAAGAAGAGCAAAAATTACAGCAAGAAGAAGGGCATGAACATGATTCTTTGTTCCAAGATATGACACAACATAGAAAAGTGCTGCATTAAATAGCGCCCACTTCCACATTTGTTTAATCTCAAGGATATTTACTTGCGCTTCATCATCTTATGTAGGGCAATATGAACCACAGCGAATAGAAGAGCTTTCACGACAGGAGAAGGAACAGGGCCCAGGGAAGGAACAGGAACCATGAAAGCTACCACATAAAAAGTCAGGGCAGTCAGAAGAAAATACGTGTACATTTTGTTTTAACGTAAGAAATTACTTTGGACCTTTAGTAATTTGAGTAGAACCAAACGCAGGTTTATATGTTGCTCTTCCTTCGGGGTTAGGCACACAAGTTGTCTGCTTAGGGTTTACTGGGTCGGCGACCTTGATCGAACCATTCGGGCACGTCTCTCCAAACGTGCTCTGCATTCCTTCACGCAACCAAAATCTACGGTATAAATACATCACAATATGAGTGCATAACGCAAAGACAGCTGCCTCTTTCATTAGGCTCGGACTTACACGCCTATCACGAGTTCCATACACACGAAATCCAA